CAACCGCATGCACAATTCAACGTACTCTTTAGCACGCTCGGCCTCCGCCTCTGGCACGATACAACCGATGGCGTCATGCACAGTCATCACGACTCGGTACTTCTTTGCCACCATCAGCATCTGCATACCGATGACGATTCGGGCCAGCGCTTGGCACACGTTTTCGATAACTTTACCACCATAAATGCGGTTGGCAATCATCTGTTTGCCCCTGCGTGCGTCATAAACGTACTCGGTTTTGAGGCGTCCGTTCTGCTCGGTCTCGGTAAACCGCAGATTAGGATATTTGATGTACAGGCCATTGGGCAGTCGGATGCCCTTGCGCCCCTCAACCTTCAGGATGCCGTTGCGTCCAAACTCGGCGTATTGATCGCCAATGATTGCACCTAAGATTGCATGCGATTCTTGCCAGAGTTGCGGAATGGCTGGATACGTTTGACGATAGGTGTCGATGACCCTCTTCGTTTCTTCCAACTCCAACTCAACGCCGAAGTTCTTGAGTTGCGCTTGGAACTTCTGAGCGCCCATACCGTATCCTGCACCAAGGATTGTGGTCTTCCCAACGAACCTCTCATCCTTCGTGATAGTCGCCACGCTCTTGCCATAAATAGCAGATGCCATGATCTTGTAAACGTCCTCGCCACGGTCGAATGCCTCCACCAAGTCTTCCTGTCCAGCCAGCCAAGCCAGCGTGCGTGCCTCAATCTGCGATGAGTCTGAGTCCAAAAAAACATACCCAGATGGGGGAATGATCGCAAACTTCAGGGGCGAATTGCGGGGGAGGTTCTGGAGGTTGAGCTTGTCATCTCCACCCCAGCGTCCGGTGTGTGCGGCGTAATACCGCAGGGGGACAGGGAGTGACCCTCGGCCAGCAATTCCAATAAAACGTTCTGTTCGTGTTTCTTCAATCGTAGACTTCGTACCCAACCGTGCGGCGACCAATGCTTGTATTTGAGGGTTCTCGTGTTCGAGAAGTTCTTTGAACGCTTCATCTGTCTTAGAGAAGGCATAGGTTTGTTTCCCCGTCGTTGGGCTAATTTTCATCGGCGGCTCAACCCCCATCGACCTGAGCACATCAGCAAACTGAGGGTTGCTCATCAGGGTGTCTTTGTCGAACGCCCCCAACAATGACTCTTTGCGCTGGCGCACTGCGTTCAAATGCTTGTTCAATATCTGCGTATCCAACTGCAACACTGGGTCGGTGAACATACGCACCGTCAAATCAATCAGGCGCAACTCCTCGGGCGGGAAGTCAGCGCTCATTGCGTTGAAGAGCTTCCATGTCAGGGCCACATCGTTCTTGCAGTATTCGCCATATCGGGCAAGGTCATTGGGGGCAAAGTCGGCTCGGCGTTTACCAAGTGCGTTAACAACTTCTGTGCCTTTTTCCCCAAGGTCGTAGTAATGCGTCAAGGCCGCAAGGCTTCCTCCCACCTCCGTACCATGTAGCGCACGCCCCATCGACAAGGTATCCAGCCAGCCCTTGGGTTTGATGCCAAACTTCCACGTCAGGATTGCTCCATCAAATGGTGCGTTGTGCGCTAGCGCCAGAGCGTTCGCCCAATCATAAGAGGTAAGGAACTGGTGCAAAGCGTAAACGTCGCCGCTGAACCACACTGGCTCCCCGCCATCCTCCTGCACTGCTACACCGATGGTTTCAAAGTCGGGCGACCGCACATACTCCTCGGTCGTCATCTTGGTCAGGCTGAACGCAGGGGAGTAGAAAGTCTCGAAGTCGAGTGTCAGAATTTTCATCCGAGGTCTTTCAACCGGCCTCGGCTCGGTGCAGTTAGGGTAGCAGGGGCAACTGTTCCTGTGCTCATGGCCAAGTTCTGTCCTGTGTACGCACCCTGCGCCCCCTTCTCCTTGAGCTCTGCCTCCTCTTCAATACGCAGAATTGTGCCCAAGGCTTTTGCCGTGATCTCGGCTCGGCGAACTTCTTTGAGCGATTCAAAGATTGCGGCCTTCTCAATCTCGGTCATCACCTCTCGCAGGTTTTCTTTGAATATCCAATTCCACCGCCCAGCATCACCGAAGAACTCCTCGGGGTTGGTTTTCATGCGGTTGAGGATAAGTTGCACCCCATCATTGAGGTCTATTTCTTTTGCAGTTTCACTCATTGTCTTTCTCCATCCGTGCTTTTAGGATTGCCTCTAACATTGTTAGGTTAGTCTCATCCACCACAATGGCAGTGCCGCCACAGTCGTTGATCTGATTGATGTTCTTGAGTTGGAGGGCAGTCGGTTTGCCACCATTTGCTTTGGCTTCGATAGCCAGAAAGTGTCCCCCTGCACAGCACAGGAAGTCGGGCACACCAGAATTGCCATAGCCTGTCCCAATCGGCATAGCGTAGTACACGCTGTACTTTTTAAACAGGGCTTTGATCTTGGCTTTGACCTTGGCTTCGGGCGTTTGCGCCATAAATCTTGCTCCTCCAAAGGGTCACGGTCGGCATATGATTGTGCATCTTAACTGGCTCGACTTTGCCAGTCGGCTCAATCCAGTCCAAGCCTTTGTTCAAGGCACGAACGCCAGATACCCATGTGTTTGGGTGCAAGGTCTTGGGGAGAAACAAACGATTGTTACGGCAGTGCTCTCGGAACTCATCGCCCGTCACAAGGGGCTTGCTCGTGAGCAGTTGTTCAGCCAGTTCAAAGTATCGCTCTACAAATTCTGGCTCGGCTTTGTAGGCTTTGCCCCAGCATTGATCTGCGAGGGACAGGGCATTTTCCATGCGTGTGGTCATCTAACACTCCAGTTGATTTCGGGAGGTCAGTATACCACACTGCTTGACTGTGTCAACAATAAAAAAGCCGCCCGAAGGCGGCTTGAGGGTCAGGATTTACCCTAACATTGTTAGGTCGGGTTCAAAACATTTTTGACTGTGCCGTAGTTGGAACGCACCCACAACAGGTTTTGTTCTTTTTTGGCTCCACTTTGCTCCATGTAGGCTCCAGAATACGCAACATCTCCGTCTCGGTAGCCGGGGCCAACATACACCGAACTGTTTTTGTAGTGCGGCACATATTTGATACCGTCTTTGATGTAAACATCGTACATCTCTCGCTCAATCATGTCTTTCATTTTGTGCTCCTTAGTTTGCTTGTTCGATTGCTTGCACCAATGCGTTAGCATACCACCCCGCTTTCCCCGCATCAACTTGCGCCGCACCCTTGTGTCCGATGCGACTGCTGTATTTGAGCAGGTTCCCCTTCAAGTAGCCTCGATATTCTTCAGGGGTCAGCTTGGCTTTGATGTAATCGATGGTCTCGATTCCACCTACCTTGTAATGGGCAGGATGGTTGACTGGATCGTGCTTGGGCTCTTCCATTGTGATGGGCAGTTCGTCCGCTATCTTTCTCTTTGCCACTTCTTCAATACTGATACCCGCTTTTGGCATCGTGTCTAATGGGCTTCTCTTTTCTTTGGGCTTCTTCATCAAGTTCATTTTCTGTTTGGCATACTCATCGAGGGGCACGCCCATCTTCTGCGCAACCAAGGCTTCACCTGCGTGGATGATTAACTTCTTCGGCGCATTCTTCCTTTTGTCGGTCGAGCGCAAGACATGCACATATTCCACCCTCACGCCTAGCGCCTCGGCAATTTGCTTGGGTCTGGCAGTTGGATGCGCCGCCATGTATCGGCGGATTTTATCGGCAGTTGTCAGCTTTTTTCGTCCCATGATTTTCTCCTTCAATGTTGGTTTTGGGATTGCACAAAATCGGTAAGAATTTCTCTCATCTTGGCTTGCTTTGTCTCGGGGTAATGGGTATTGAAATACTCCATCACATCCTTTGGTAGACGCAAGCTCGTGCAGAAAAGAGCAGGTTTCTTACCCGGCCCCCGCCCTTTCCGCTTTGGTATCGGTTTCAGTTCTTCAATTCCAGTTGTCATAGTGGTGCTTCCTCTCCATCAAGTTCAGTTGATTTCCTTTGTCTTCGGTTGAGTTGCCTCAACGCTTCGCCTGTTGCTCTCTCGAACGGATTCCATTCGTTCCAGTTGATCTCTTTAGTCTTGGCTCGGCGACCACGACTTCCTTTGTTTTGAAGATGTGCTCGTTGAAGCACTCCCTCGTCCTCACATATGCGCCGTCCACCAATCTGGTCAGCGTCACATCGCTCGTTGCCTTGCACAAGGGGCATGGCATCCCTGTTGTTTTGGGCATTACTCATTGCCTCGGCTTCATCCTGTCTTGCATTGCCTTGACAAATTCCTCATCGTCTAAGTCAACAGGCGTTGAGTTCTCGTCAAGTGTGCCGTCTGCCACCATCTGGTGAAGCATGGCGATCATCTCTTGGAGTTCTTCCTGCGTGCCTTCAAAATTGTCAAAGCACCCCGGCGCAAACTCAACTTTGAGTTCTTTCTTTTCGTCAGTCATTTTTTCACCTCCAGTAGTTCAATCATGGACTCGCCCATCACCATGCTGTGATTGGCGTTTTCGTTTATGGCTTTCTCTATCGCCAGACGGAGTGTCTCCAGCCTGTCCGTCTCAAACTTGTGGTTGATTGCCACATCAACCCTGAACTTCAGTTCGCACAAACCAATTGTTTCAAACTTCATTTCTTTCTCCTGTTTCTTTGGCAAACCTGTTGCACATCACCCACGCATCCAACTCCGTGATGACCAGAATGATGCGCCCCTCCGAATCTTTGTAGAAGGTTTCGTACATGCAGTTCTTTTCCACCCAGTCTTGAAAGTCTCCGTATTTCATTTCTTTCTCCTGTGTATGCGTTCAAACGCTTCTGTCGTACCCAGATCAGATTTCTCGCTGATGAAGATCGTGGCTGAGTTGATTCCCTTGTCGTAGACCTTTTGCAACACATCGGTTGCGACCTGCGATCTGGTCTTGCCGTTCTTCAACGGCTTGAATTCCTTGTCTTTGGCAAACACACTGGGCTTGCCTTTCCAATCAAATGGGTTTGTCATTGTTCCCCCTTGCTCTGATGGTTTCAGCAATCACTTTGGATGGGTGCGGGTATGCGTGTGTCCACTCGTCTGCCACTTTCGCACATTGCTCTCGTTCATGGGCGATCGCCTTGTGCATGGTGTTCAAGGTTTCATCCACCACCAAATGGGCAAAGCGTTCAAGTTCATCAAGGGTGTTCTCAAACCCTTTTGGACTCCAGCCATTTGCCTTCTCATACATACGGATGATGTCATCTCTGGTCATTTGCGTACTCCTTCCCACTTATACAGTGGTATGTTAGTGCCGGATTCAATGGGGTCAAAGGACAAGAACGGGTGCCCCGGGTCAGCGTAGAACTCGCACAGGTATGCGGTGGGTTTTTCCCCCACCAACTCCAATATCTTGTCTATGGCGTTAACCGCAATCATTGCCACGTCCTTCACGGCTTGCTCGTTTTGTTTCATTGCTCCTCTCCCCAACTCAACCCTCGGCTCCTCAGCGCATCTTTGATCTCCCGCTCGGTGCGTTTGCCTATGTTGGGAACTCTTATAAGGTAGTAGGGAGACTCTTGCAATCGCTCGATCAGTTGCCCAATCATTTCGATGCCTTCTGCCCTCAAGCAGTTGCTTGCACGAACGCTTAAGCCCAATTCCAAGACTGACTGTTCAAACACTGGATGTTTGTAGTTACGCAAAGCAAGCATCTTTTCCCTGCCGATTGTGCAGACGAACACTCCGTCATTGACTTCCTTGAAATACAAGTCGACACCGTTTGCAAAAATGTAGTAAAGCATCTCATTCTCCTAACAATGTTAGGGCATC